CTGGTTTCAGATAGATATCAGCTCTAAACTCATTATTATCAATAACATCAGGAGTGTTGTTTGTAGTGTCGCAAACAACAAGGAATCCATACAGACCTCTCTTTGCTTGGATATCACGGAGATATGGTTCAACAATATTTTTGAAGTTTGCTCTTGTTAATTCATCATTCAGTTCAAATAATTGAGCTTGTGCTGCTCTTTGCAGTGATTGCTCGATTGTCAAGAACAAGCGGCGAACGTTAATCCTATCAAATGCAGATGCATATCCAAGAGCAGTCTTATCTCCAAAAAGAAGAGTTCCAATTCCAGGTTGAGTTACAATAGAGTTGATTCTCTGTGGATAGAGTTTATCTCTTTGTGCCTTACTTGGATTATATGCAAGTTTGATTGCATTGTTGATAATTCCACGTTGCTGACCTGCTGGCGAGAACCATGGATATGCAACAATATTTGTTCTACACATTAAACCAGCAACGTCAGCATTGCAAGGAATGTATACAAATTTGTTGTTAAATCTGTCATATGTGTACTTATATCCACTATCAAAAATTGCATATGATGAAGATGATAGTGAACTAAAGTACTTAATTAAATTCTCTGTCTGAGTAGTTGTATTGGTGACACCAACAATGTTTGCTTTGTGGGGTCCGACTACAGCAACACAATCTTTTCTTTGTTCTGCGATAGAAATTAGATAAGATGCTTTTGCTTGAGAATCTGTTTCATTGTCAAAACCAGGTCCCATGATTAGATAATCAACCTGAATCTCATCTTTATTTGAGAATAGGTCATATGAAGTAATAAGATCTCCAAGTGTTGGCTTCATTCCACCACCAATCGAATAATCAACACCACCACCTAAGGTATATGTTTTATTGCCGATTGCGTTGAATGTCACATCTTGTGCTGCCTGCCCCCACAATCCAGCGGATGTAATTGGAGTATATGCGGTTGAGAATCCGGTTGCTCTTGGAGTTGTTCCCCAGTATGTATCAGTATATGCTGAAGGATTACTACCAGCATAAATCTGTGAAGAGTAATCTGCAATGTACTGTTCGTACCAGATTTTTTGAGGAGAATTTACTGCAGAAACCGTGTCTAATGCCTTAGAAAGGTTTACATGCTTCTCTATAATTGTTCCTTGATTTCCTGTGATTGAACCTAAATCATCTACGACTACAATATGAATTCCATCATTCTTGCCATTTCTTTCCTGAACATACTTGTTAGTATCAGGTTTTGGTGCGATAGACTTCCAATAAATCGTTGTATTTGTCAAACCTAAGGTTTGTTGATCATACCAGTCCGCAACTGAAGTTGCTGTTTTAGTACTTCCTGTCGTAATTCCAGAATTGTTAACAAAACGGAGAATAGAACCTGCAACAATTGAGGATTCGTTTGACCTCTCTGCATATGTAATTGGAGTTTCTACTCCCGCAGAAGAAACTCTGGATAGTATCTTAATAGAGACTGTACTTGCAGAGTTAACTGCATCGGTGCTAACACCAGTAATAATTCCCTTAATAAATCCAGTGAACGATGATGTACTACCTGCACCAGAAATGGTGATATTGTTTAATGCTGAAGTAATGCCATACCCAACGACTGCTCCTAATGCACCAGGATTTGTTGATGCAATTGAAATAGTTTGATCTGCAAGATCGTCAATTACACAAACCTTAAGACCGTTTGCCCAAGCACCTGGATTCTTTCCGGCAAAAATAAAATTGTTTCCATCGGAATGATTTTGCTGATAATCATCATAATTATCAATTTTTAAAGAAGAAGTTGAGGCAATTCCAACACCTGCATTAGCATTGTTGAGTAAAGAACCACCTGTTCTTACAACCTTCAATACGCCACCATATGAAAGATATGATGAAGCACTCATCCAGTACTCATACTGTGAACTAGCTGCTGTTGGTTTACCGAAAGTATTGATTAACTCCTGTTCGGTTGCAATGTCAATGGGATAATCGACTGGACCAATTGGAAAAGGACCAGCAATTGCACCAATATTATCTAAAACATTATCAGCTCTTCCTACTGTTAAATCAACCTCTCTGACGAGTACGCCTGGAGATAATTGAGGAGTCGCCA